CATTGGGGAAATAAATTAAGTAACCCTGCCCTTGCTACTTTTTCTAATTTTGTAAAAAAAGCGGAAAGTGACGTAAGCTTGGAAGATTTGCGGTCTTTAGATACTGGAGATTTAACTTCTATTGTAGGGAGCGAATTTGTGGACGAGATAAGAGGGCCTGATGGGGTAGCAGTTTATGAATCTTTGCCCAGACCACTTAAAAAAGAAATTGATAATTTACTTGCTTAGTAATGGAATGGTTAATATTTTATTTTTTAATATGTATAATTTTAATTTGATTATATAAGATAGAAAATAATAAACCTCCTGTTTTTAAAATACACATTCATATTGATCCAGACCAAATAAAGAAAACAAAGACAACAGACAACAGACAACAGACAACAACTAAAACTAAAAAAGAAATACCTATTGACGTCCCTGAAAGATCTCAGGACTGATTAAATATTAATCCAACAGATAGTAATTTATAATGAGTGTAACTGGACTAGATTGTGGAACAGGAAATTTTGTTGCAGTAAACGGAGCCGGAACTACTATACAAAGAAATGCCTTTCTAACAATAGAAAAAGAAGTAACAACAAAAAAGCAATTAAAAAGAATGAATATCCCTTATATAGAATTGGGGGATGATTTGCATATTATTGGGCAAGATGCTTTTAACTATGCAAATATTTTTACAAATAAAAATTTAAGAAGGCCTATGAAAAATGGTCTTTTAAACCCAACGGAAAAAGATGCCCTCCCAATTTTAAAGCATTTAATTGGCTCTTTAATTGGTGGAGAAGCTTCTCCTGGCAGTAAAGTTATTTATTGCGTTCCTGGGAAACCTATTGATGCAGAAAGAGAAGTAGATTACCATGAAGATGTTTTAAAACAAATAATAACTTTCTTTGGATATGAAGCCAGGCCAATTAATGAGGCTCTAGCTTTAGGTATGGTGGGATTGGAAAAAAATCAATACACAGGGGTATCTATCTCTTTCGGAGCCGGTATGTCTAATATAGCAATATTATATATGGGTATGAGTGCTTTACAATTTTCTGTAAGTAAAAGCGGGGATTGGATTGATGAGCAAGTTTCAACTGATTGTGGAATAAGTAAAGCTAAAGCCCAACAAATAAAGGAAAGGGGGGATTATAGTATTGCTCCAGGATCTACTATTAGAACAAGAGAGCATAATGCTATTAAAAGTTATTACGCTTCTTTAATTAGATATATTTTAGCAAATGTAGCTCAACAATTTAAAGAGAATGATAGTATGCCCACATTTCCAGAAAAAGTTCCTATCGTTATTGGTGGGGGAACAAGTATGCCAGAAGGATTTATTGAACTTTTTAAAGATCAATTTACAGAAAAAGACTTTCCTTTAGATGTAAAAGATATAGTTTTGGTAGATGAACCTCTTACCGCTGTTGCCAGAGGATGTTATAATGAGGGGGTATTAGAAGAAGATGATTAGTAAAGAAGATAGAAAAATAATAGATGAGTTAGAGTATATTGAGCCAGAAACTGTTAAATTTTTCTTGGGGGAAGATGTCCCCTCTATAGAAATTTTAAAAGAAATGGTTATTAAACTCATAAAAAATACAGATGCCCCATTTCAAGATTTTTATGTTTTTGAAAATGTTGTTCATGTTCTTAATGGTAAAGATCCAGATATTGAGAAAATAGAAGGAAGTCTTCCCGAAGAAATTTGGTTAGCTCTTATAAAAATGAAAGATTTAGTAGGAGAAGATTTTGGATTGTCTGATGAAATTAAAAGTTATATAAGGTGGGCTTATAAAGATAACGGATTACTTTTTTTACCCCCAATAGCATTTACAGATGAAGAAAATCCTAATTTTAAGGAAATATTGGATCGTACAAAAAAAGAAAAATTAATAGAAAGTGAAGATTTAATAGAAAATCAGGCCATTGAGCTCGCAAAAATTTTGCACTATATAGAGGAGAATAAAGAATAATGCCAGTAGATCCTTATACAAAATATAAGTTTGAGAATGATAGTACTAGCAGTGATAAAAAATATCCAAACCCATTCTTTGATTTAAGTAATAATCATATTCCTAATAATATTAAAAGCCTTTTTAAATATTGTTATGCGTTTTTTCATACAGATCCTTTTTTAAGTAATGTTATTAGGAAATTAACTGAATATCCAATCACTGATCTTTTATATGAAAAAAGTATATCTACTCAAATAAGAGAAAAATATAACAAGGTTTTACATGAAAAATTAAAAATTAAAAGTCTTTTAATAGAAATTGGTTTAGACTATAATACTTATGGAAATTGTTTTATAAGTAGATTTATGAAATTTAAAAGATATTTAATTGATCCAAAAACTGGTGAAAGGCACCCGATTGACAGCATTGATTGGAAATTTAAAAACTATAAATTTTATATTGTTAAAAATGGTATTGAAATAGAAGTAGATTATGAAGATGAAACGATAAATAGTATTGAAGCATTTCGTCTAGTAAGGTGGAACCCTGAAAATATAGATATAGAGTATGATCCTATAAGCGGAGAAAGTGATTATTTTTATAGTATACCAAATGATTTAAAAAAGAAAATTCAAGTAGGTAATAAACACCAAGTAAAAAGAACTCCCGCTTTATTTTTGGAGGCTTTAAAAGCTAACCAAAAAATAAAATTTGATAATCGGAGTTTTTATCATTTTAAACGACCCGGTTTAGCTGAAAGTGATATGGGGTGGGGAAAACCTCTTGTATTATCAGCATTAAAGAAAATTTATTATTTGCAAGTTCTGCAAAGAAGTAACGAGGCTATAGCACACGAACATATTGTTCCTAAAAAAGCGGTATCTCCTGCTAATACGGCAACCTTAGATCCTTTAACTCAGCTTAATCTTCCTAAATGGACAGGGCAGATGGAGGCTACTATAAAAAAATGGAAAAAGGATCCAAATTATATAGCTGTATTTCCTATTCCAATTGGATATCAAGAGCTTGGGGGAAATGCTCGGGGATTAATGACTACTCCGGAAATGAAATTTTTAGAAGAAAACATTATTAATTCTTTAGGAGTTCCTCTGGAATTNATTAAAGGTGGAGCTTCTTGGACGGGAAGTAGNATTTCTTTAAGAATTGTAGAGAACATGTTTTTAACTTATAGAGGATTATTAATTGATTTTTTAAATCATTTTGTTATACCTTCTTTAGAATCTCATTTAGGATATCCAAAGGTTAAACTTAAATTTAAAGAATTTAAGATGAGTGATGATAATTCAAGTAAACAATTATTATTACAATTATCTGAAATGGCAAAATTAAGTGATCCAACCTTATTAGATTCTTTTGGATTTGACCATGAAGAAATTAAAAAGGAAAGAGCGCAAACTTTAAATGATTTAAGAGAAGAAAGAAAAGAAAATGGAAAACTAGACGCAGAAGTTCAAGGAGAAAGCCAAGTAATATTACAGAAGTATGCGGTTAGGGCAGAACTTGAAGCTCAGCGGGAGCATTTAAAAGTTAGAATAGAGCATCTACAAGACGAAATAAATAAAGAACGAGGAGGTATTGAGGAGAATTATTTAGATTTAATTCAAGCTTTGGCCTTACAGATAATGTATATGCCTCCGGAGCAACAAGTATCTCAAACCAACAAGTTGTCTAAAACTTATCCTACTACATATGCGTTAGTTATGGAGACTATTGAAATGTTCCAACAGGCTGGAGTAGTGCCATCTATGCCGGGAAAGTCGGGGAATCCTAATGTAAAAGAAGATCCCCCAAACCAGAAATCTCCTGGCGAAAGGGAGAGTAACAAAATTAAACCCAGAGAAAAAGAAAAAACAAAAGGAAATACAAGAGGAGAACCAAGATAATGATGGAAAAATATGCAACTTATGATGTTTATAAACATAAAGAAACAGGCGAAGTTTTAAGAGAAGCTTTTAAGGGAGAACTTGAAAAGCTTGCGAATAAAGATGAGTGGGAAAAATTAGATAAAGATCCACAAGATGAAGACTAAAAAAATGGAGTTTATTTCTCTTAAAATAGAAGACGGGGAAGAAGATACCGAAAAGAAAATTAAGGTATTTAATTTATCTAATGACGATAATAGAGAGGAATATGAAAGGATTATGAATGATCCTGATAAAACTATTCTTGAAGAATCTCCCCCAAGTATAGATAAATTAGGCAGAGTTCTCCTAACAGTAAAATGAGAGCAGCTTAGAGAAAAATCTTAATCTAAAAAAAATAGGAGGTATCCCCTCCTATTTTTTTGGCTT